GAAGCAACAAAAGCGCTCCAGGCTATCCGTAAGAATGGTGTTATGGAACTTCCTAGTGATGCACGCTCTGAATATCTGACTAGAACATTTGACGAGAATGCTGTGGAAACACTCAAGCGCTCAATAAAGGAAGATATCTATTCACTTTCTCATGTTCCTAATCTGACAGATGAAAACTTTGCTGGCAACAGTTCAGGCATTGCTATTCAATATAAGCTTCTAGCACTTGAGACTCTCACCAAGACAAAAGAGAGATATTACAAGAAAGGACTTAAAAAGCGTATAAGAATGTTCTGTACTTACCTCAATCTAAAGGCAATTGCTGCTGATCAGTCAATGATTGAGCCTGTTTTTACAAGAGGATTACCACAGAACCGTCTTGAATTATCACAGATTATTGCGAATCTTAAAGGTGTTGTATCAACTAAGACACTTCTTGCACTTCTTGACTTTGTTTCAAATGTTGATGATGAAATGAAAGAAGTCAAGAAAGAAAAACAGGAAGCACTTGAAACACAGAAGCAGTTATTTGATACCGAAAATCAGAATACTCCTCCAGAAGATGAAGAAGAAACAGATGATCACAAGGAAGATGGTAATAATGATGATGACAAAGACAAGGAATGATAGTGCTCTGTTATGACTAACATCAAAAACATAAAGTACTGGGAAATGCGAGAAGCAAGGAACATGTACAAGGATATGCAGTTGGCTGAGGACTGCGCCAAAGAGTTGAGCGTAATTTATAGCAAGGCTGCAATCTACACTGCCAAGCAGATTGAGGGAATATTCAATAGATTCGCTTCAAAGCATCATCTAACAAGAGACGAGGCTATTAATCTTCTTTCAGAGGCTGATAGTAAAGATTTCGAAAAACTGCTTGAGGTATACAAGAATAAGACAGGCGCCCAAAAAAGAGAGGTGCTAGCAGAATTGGAAGCCCCAGCATATAAGAATCGTATGAAGAGGCTTGATGATATTAACAAGTCAATTAATAAGCTGATTAATGCCATTGCATCCAAGGAAAGAGATGCAATAGGGAAGACAATGCGAAAGGTCTATGAAAGCAGTTATCACCATGCAGTATATGAAGCTGCAAGAATGAGTGGTCTAGATCTTCAGACAGGCCCTATTGATGAAGGCGCTCTTGAAACCATTCTGAAAAAGAAATGGTCAGGACAGAATTATTCAGAAAGAGTATGGAACAATACTCAGAAGGTGGCCGATGCACTAAAAGAGGAGTTCATGATAGGAGCACTTACAGGAAAGACAGAGAAGGAAATGACCGACTCAATCAACGAACAGTTCCTATCAGGTAGAAATAAAGCTAGAAGACTTGTAAGAACCGAATCATCATACATTCACAATGAGGCGCACTTCCAGGCTTATAGGGATTACGGCATAGAGGAGTATAGATTTGTTGCAACACTAGACCTTAGAACGTCTCAAATTTGCCGTGAGAAGGACGGAAGTGTATACAGGGTGAATGATAAGAAGATAGGTGTAAACGCCCCTCCAATGCACCCATGGTGCCGTTCTACTACTATTATGAATCTTGACGATGAAACTATGCATAATCTAGAAAGATTTGCTAGAGACCCTGTTACAGGAGAAAGGATGAAGGTTCCAGCGGACGAGACTTATAAAGAGTGGTATCAGAGAATGGTTGAAAAGCATGGTGCAGATGCAATTAACACTGCTGAGAAATTAGTTGAGAATCGTTCTAGTGACAGGAAACAGCAAATAAAATACCTCGATTTGTTGGGTAAGCAAAATATACCTTTATCACTATCAGAATTTCAAAATTTGAAGTATAATGATAAAGAGAATTGGTTACTATTACAAAAATACAAGAGATCGCGTAGCTCAGGAAAATTATCAGCATTTTCAACATTTGAAGACTATAAGAAGTATCGTAAAATCATACAAGATGAAATTGTTGGGCGTACAACTAAGGATGGAGTTGTAATAAAATCGCAAAGTGACCATTTTATCGAAAGAGTATTAGGGACAACCGAAAAAGAAGGCCCTCAAAAGAATAAGAAACGTGAAGGTGTTGAAATAGAGGATGTTATTTCTGCATTAACTGACCCAGAAAAAATAATCGAAAAAGAAAATGGGAAACGTATAAGCAGAAAGTATATAGGTGAAAACGTAGAAGTTACACTTAACCCTGATACTGGAAATTTAATTCAAACAAACCCTAAGAAAAGAGAGTGAATTGTGATGTACAAATTATTGGATGAAGATGTGAAATTATTGAAAAAGTTGCTTCTTATGAAAGATTGGAATCCGGAAGACGGTTATTCAAAAGAATGTGTTATTGAATATGTTAATGCGAATAGAGAACTAAATAATGAAGAGATTAATCAGATTCGTAATTACGTATTAGACAAGAATCTTGAATATGGATTTGATGATAATGAAGAACCTAATGAACTAGGGTATGCAACTGAAGAATTAGGCGATAGACTGTTTTATGCTATGGATGATTAGTTAAATCCTTTAGTTGATAAAAAACAACGTGAAAGGACTTGGAATATATGGCAAGGGATGATTATCATGTAATTGTTTATCAGATTCTATCCTACCTGTATATGCAGCTCAAGCAAGGCAAGGATATTGATGCATCACTCATAAGACACGACAGTAAATATCTGCAGATCAACAGAAAGTACTGGACTTATGTCATTGTGAATCTGTTGAATGAGGGATATATCAGTGGGATAGTAATTGATAAGGATATAGACGAAAGCATAGATATATACAATCTTGATAAATGTGAGATTACACCAAAAGGAATAGAATACCTTACTGATAATTCAACTATTGAAAAAGCCAAGCGATTTATGAAAGACTTGAAAGACATATTACCGTTCGTATAAGCCGACTATTTTTTAGTCGGTTTTTATTTTGCTCAATTTCAAGAAAGGAGAACCATATGGCTGAAGGATTGAAACCACATCATCACCAGTACTTTGAGTATGACTGTAAAAGTCATTTTGACAGCCGTAGGCACGTTATTGTCAAGAAGGTGACATATATGTGCATGATATGCGGAAAACTCTCACACGAGACATATGAAGAGTACTGTCCGCCTCCCAAGGACAGAAAACCTAAAGCATTGATGAAATACAGAAGCAGACAGAAGAGCGGTTGATGTTCTTCTTTTTTTCTGTTTGTCCATAACGTGCATATGACATTAAAAGGTGCATGGATATAACAGTCATACGGACTATAAACGGAGGAATTAAGTTATGGAATACATTAAGAATATGATGCCTTTGAACCTTCAACTTTTTGCGGAAGAAGGGGAAGAGGGGGAAGAAGACACAGGCGACGAAGGGAATCCCGATAATGCGCAGTCAGGTGAACCGGAAGATGGGAAAGCCAAAGTAACAACCCTCACAGAAGACGATGTGGACAGAATCGTCCAGAAGAGACTTGCCCGTGCAAGAAAGAAGTGGGATAAGGATCATACGGAAGCCGAAAGGCTTCAAAAGATGACAGATGATGAAAAGAAGCAGTATGAGGAAGACAAGAGAAAAGAAGATCTTGACAATAGAGAAGCAGCAATTACTCGTAGAGAACTGACTGCAGTTGCCAAGGAACAGCTTAATGCTGCAGGAGTTCCAGCAGACATGGCTGACTTCATCGACTACACTGATGCTGATTCCGTAAATGAATCTGTCAAGAGACTCTCTAAAGCATTCAAGGGAGCGGTTCAGCAGTCTGTTGATGAACGATTAAAAGGGAAAGCACCTTTAGGCAAGGCAAAAAACAATGTATTGACTGCTGAAGAAGAGAATGCAAGAAAGGCATTCGCGAATGCACTTAAATTTTAGAAAAGAGGTATAGAACATGGCAATTAACACATTAGAGTATTCAACTATTTTTCAGACTGAATTAGATAAACAGATGGAGCATCTCACTCTTACATCATGGATGGATGCCAATGCCGGACAGATTAAGTATGACGGTGGTGCAGAGGTAAAAATCCCTAAGATGTCATTAGTGGGCTTAGGAGACTATAACAGAGATGAAGGATATAAACAGGGTGCTGTTACTCTTGAATATGAAACATTCAAAATGACACAGGACCGTGGAAGAAAGTTCCTTCTTGATGCAATGGATGTAAACGAAACTAACTTTGTGGCTTCTGCTGGCACTGTCATGGGAGAATTCCAGCGTTTACATGTTGCCCCTGAAGTAGATGCCTACCGTATTTCTAAGGTTGTTTCTGATGTTACAGAAAAGAAATCAGCCAACATCCTAACAACTGCATTGACTGAACAGAATATTCTTTCTGAATTAGAAAAGGCAGCGGATACTATCCGTGATAAAGGATATCAGGGTGATATCATCTGTCATATTACATATGACACTTTAAGATTATTAAAGGAAAAGATGGTAAACAGCAACCTTACATCAGGTAAATTAACTATTGGAAATATCACATTAGACATCTATAAGCTTGATGAAATCACATTCATTCCTACACCAAAGAACAGAATGTATTCAGCTATCAAGGTTGATGCTGGAGCAACAAAAGACGCAGGTGGATATACAAAAGGTGAAACTGCTAAGGATGTAAACTTCTTAATGGCGCCAATTAATAGTGTTATCGGTGTTACTAAACAGGACAAGACAAGAGTATTTGACCCTGATACTAACCAGGATGCAAATGCTTGGCAGATTGACTATAGAAGATATCATGACTGCTGGGAAAAGGACAACATGCTTGACCTAATCATTGCTAACGTCTCAGCTGATGCATAATGATCATTGTAAAAAGAATCAACGTTGAAAGGGCCATCCATGAGGATGACCTTCAGCGTTATACAAAACAGGGATATCGTGTCATTGAAGACAAGAAGAATGATGAAGATACTCCTGTAGAAAACAATGAAGTGACGGACCTCAACGATATGACTGTTGACCAGTTAAAGACTATTGCAAAGGAAAAGGGCGTTAGCGGATATTCTAGTCTTGTTAAAAAGGAATTGGTCGCAGTTCTCACTAATATGCAGGAGGAGTAATCTATGGATCTAGTTGAGATTGTTGCTGAAAGAACAGGAACGAGTCAGGGGCGTGCAAAAATCTATGTTGAAATGGCAAAACAGCGTGCTCTTGCACATACAAACCGCACTGTATACATCACTGCAATGGATTTCTGTGTGGCTGATCTAGCATGTGCCATGTACTTCAGAGAGGGCATGGTCGGAGAATCATCACATTCAGAAGGTGGCATCACATCTACTTTTCAGTCTTCCACTTATGAAGATATTCTCTCAACTCTCAACAACCTGAGACTGATTCGTGCAGGAGGAATCGTTCACGAAAAGAAGCCGGAGGGGAACCAATGAGACTTTCAGCGCTTAAGAACTATCCTGTATATGAGCCTGTCATCGAAAAAGATGGTGAAGGTGTCACTACTGAAAAGTGGATCAAGAGAAAATCAATGCTTCTTGAAGTGTGGCCTGCATCCGGTAAATTACAGGCTGAAATGTACGGAGAGAGACTGAACTACATTCTTAATATGATTCTTCCTAAGAATGAGGATGATGATTTCAGACCCACTGAAAAGTGGGGAGTGAATGTTTATAATCAGTCAACAGATGAACCGGATTACAGAATCATCAGTATGAAGGAATATAACAGACACTATCTCTATGAATTGGAGAAGATTATTAAATGAGTCTTAAGGGTGCTAATGAATTATTTAGAAAGCTTCGTGCTATAGATGCCGTTCTTGAGAATCCTGAACAGGTTCTTGGAAAGGCTGCAGAAACCATAAGAAGTGGGTGCGTTCTTGAATGCCCTGTAAATAATGGTGAATTAAGAAATTCCATTAAGACAAGAGTTGAAGGCGACAAGGGATATGTTTATACAAATAAGGCATATGCTCAATATGTTGAATTCGGAACAGGTCGAAAAGGTGCAGCAGACCATGCTGGAATATCTCCATATGCACATCCTTCTTATACTATAGAACCTTGGTGGATTCCTGAAGAGAAGCTATCAGAAGAAGCAATAAATAACTATCATTGGGTAGTTATCGAAGTAAATGGCAAGAAATATTACAGGTCGGATGGACAGCCTGCACAGCCATTCATGTACCAGGGAGCAAAGAAGACTGAAAAGAAAGCAGTAAAAGATGCTGGTATTGTAATTAGCCAGTTAATTGAAAAGGATTAAAAGCATATGAACAACATTAAAGACAAAGTATATAAGGCTCTGACAGATGAAGGCCTTGAAGTCACTGACATCTATCCTAAGGACTGGGCTAAGCTTCCAGCCGTTCAGTATGTTGAGGAAGATAACAGCGTGGCAGAATGGACGGATGACAAGGAGCAGACATCACATGTCCTTTACAGAATCGAAATCTGGGATACTAAGAGTACATCGGGTACAGCCTTGAAAGTTGATAAGGCATTATCAGCAATGGGGCTAAAGAGAGTATTATGCAGAGATATTGATGATGCATCAGGACTTAGACACAAGAAAATGAGTTATGAAGCATATTATGATAGTGATTACATCTATCATGGTATGTAAATGATAAGGAGGAATTATATAATGCTAGCAAATGGCGCTAAATTATCTTATGACAAGACAAACAAGGGAACTTCTTTTACTGAACTTCCAGGGTTGAAGAAGATTCCTGACATGGGTATTGAAAAAGAAAAAGTTGAAAACTCTTCACTTGATGATGCAGTTAAGGTCTATGAGTTTGGTATCGGAGACCCTGGAGACCTTGAATATACATTCAAGTATGACAACAGCAAAGCAACATCTTCATACAGATTAATGAGGGAGCTAGAAAAAACAGGAGCTACTGCAATGTTCAAGGAAACATTGAAGGACGGCACTACAACTACATTCTCAGGACAGGTCACTGTTAAAAGAGCGGGCGGTGGTGTCAATGATGCTATTGAATTTACTGTTGCAATCGCATTACAGTCTGAACTCACTATTACTGATCCAACAGAAGTAGCAGCATAGAAAGGAAGATATAGATAAATGGCAGAAAAAGCAAAAAGAAAACCGTTCATTATTTGGAAAATCGGTGAAGAAGAATACAAATTAAAACTAACAACAGGAGAAATCTCTAGACTAGAACAGATGTATGGTGGAAGTCTTATCAACCTTCTTAATACAGAAACAGGCATGACACCATTATGCACTATGCTGGACATCACACATGGTGGTCTTCAGAAATTCAACAGCAACATCGACAGAAGCGATGTGAATGATATGTTTGATAGATACATCGATGAAGGTGGCTCACAGACAGAGTTCCTTAGTGATATTCTTATTCCATTGTTCCAGGTATCGGGTTTTTTCTCTGGGGCTCTCGAAACGAAAATGGAAAAGGAAATGGCGGAAGCCAAGAAGAATCTCTAGAAGATATCCTGATTACAGATTACATATACAAGGCGGTCTATGATCCAGCGCTTGATGCTGGAGTAGACCCCTTTTCATTTTGGAATTATTCGTTAGATGAGCTATTCGATATTATTTCAGCATATGAAAGAAAGAAAAAAGAAATGGTGCGACAGGAAGCGATATCTCTTCAGATACAGGCCCTTCAGATAAGGGATTGTATTTCTGCTGTCCTTAACGGCAAGGATGATTCATTCACTCCTGCACAATTGTGGGACTTCTATCCTTCACTTTTTGAAGAGGATAGGAAAGAGTTTGAAAAAGAGAGGGAAAGAAAAGAGGTCGCAAACGCTAGATCTTCTCGTATTGCCTTCAGTAGAAGACATAATGAAGCACTAAGAAAAAGAAAGGCGGTGATGCAGAATGACGGTAGAGGAACTGCAGATAGTAATATCTGCACAGACGAAATCAGCGAAATCAGAACTGAACAGCGTGAAGAATGAAGTCACCGGCCTAAAGAATCATGTTGATAAGGTCACAGGATCAATTGGCAATTCATTCAAGAGTATCCGCAATATTGTGGCGGGTCTTGGTATTGCTTCTCTGATTAAATCAACGATATTAGGTAATGTTGATGCTGCAATCAAGAGAGTTGATACTCTTAGCAATTATAGCCGTGTGATGTCGAATCTAGGCGTTGGGAGCGTTCAAGCGAATGCATCTGTACAGAAACTAAGCAATAAGCTTATTGGACTTCCAACAACCCTGGATGATGCATCGGGCGCAGTACAGAGATTTACGTCAGTAAACAGTAACATCTCTAGATCAACAGATATGTTCCTTGCACTAAATAATGCTATTCTTGCCGGCGGTGCAAGCTCTGAGATACAGAAATCAGCACTTGAACAGTTGTCACAGTCATATGCCAAGGGTAAACCGGATATGTTCGAATGGCGTTCAGCGATGACTGCAATGCCTGCACAGATGAAACAGGTGGCTGAGGCCATGGGTTTTGTCAATGCTTCTGCACTAGGCGAGGCATTAAGAAACGGAACTGTATCTATGGACCAGTTCATGGATACAATTATGAAGTTAAATACACAGGGCATTAACGGCTATCAGTCATTTGAGGAACAGGCAAGAAATGCGACAGGTGGAATTGCTACATCAATCGCTAATATGAGAACGGCCATTGTTAGATGTATGTCCGAAGTAATGAATACAATCGGGCAGTCTAATATTGCTGGATTCTTTACCAATATTGCAAAGGCAATTAACTCATGCGTCCCATATGTTGTTGCATTCACTAAAGTTGTTATGGTCGCCGTTGGGTATCTGACGGCACTGTTTGGTGGCAAGTCAAAGAAGTTGAGTTCTTCTTTTGGTGGAGTGTCAAACAATGCTAAGAAGGCAGCAGGAAACACAGGGGCTCTTGCAAAGAATATGAACGATGCTTCCAATAGTTCGCAGAAGCTTTCTAAAGGCGCAGGTGGAACAGGAAGCGGATTAAAAAAGGCAGCAGGTAATGCTTCTAAACTCAAGAAGGAATTGAAAGGAGCTCTTGCTGGATTCGATGCAATCAATAACATCAATTCAAGCAATGGTTCAAGTGATCCGTCTTCAGGTGACTCAGGTGGCTCGGGCGGTGCTGGTGGTTCCGGTGGTGATATCGGCGGATTCAGCATGGATGACAGTGGTGCAAAAGAACAGAAAGGACTTCTTGAAGAAGTAGACAAGCAGTTAGAAGAAATCAAGAAGAAGGTTGCAGAATTCTTCCAGCCATTAAAGCAGTCATGGGATAAGTTTGGTGCGCCGATGATTGCAGCTGCAGTATATGCATTTAATGGTGTCGAGAATCTTCTTATGGAAATCGGCAAGTCAATGTATACAGTGTGGGAAAACGGCACAGGCGCAAAGACTGTCGAACTGATATTGAAGATATTCACTAACATCTTCAAGATAATTGGCAATATCTCTCAAGGACTGGCCGATGCATGGAACACTGCAGGCCTAGGTGATTCAATCATCCAGCATTTATGGAATATATTTAACTCTATATTGAAGATCATCAATGAGATTCTGAAAATTGTGAGAGATGTTACTAAAGCGATTGACTGGACTGCTGTATTAGGTGCAGTGGATGTGGTTCTTATTATCATTGATGGGTTATTCTCTTTCATAGCAGATAATGTAGGTCGTATTCTTGGCATACTATCAGTTATTGCGGGATTATCATTATTTTCTACTCTTGCTGGAATTCTTGGCACTGTTATCACACAGATACAGCTTGCAGTAGGAGTATTTTCAGGTTGGGCATCGCTTGCAACTGCATTGAGCGGTGCATTTGGAATTCTTCCACAGATTTTTGCATCTATTGTAATGGCTGTGAATCCTGTAAATATCATCATTGGGGCAGTCATTGCTACAGTGGTAGACTTATGGCAGAAGAGTAAGAGCTTCAGAGATGACATAGTAAGCATTCTAGGAAATATCGCTACTATTGTTCAGAAGGTATTTCTAAATATTGTGGCACCTATCATTGATACAGTTGGTGAAATCATCATGGATTTTGTGGGCGATGTTCTCAAGCCGTTGTGGAACGCATGGGAGAATGTATTCCAGAGCATAATGGGATTATTAAGTGATTTTCTAAAGTTCGCTACGCCTATATTCAGCACAATTCTTGATATTCTAGGACCTGTATTCGAATTGGCCTTAACACTATTGAGAGGTGTATTTGATATGGTATTTGCTGCAATCAGAGGAATTATTGAACGCGCAGACAAAACAATCTGCGAAAGAGTCAACAATATCAGAGAATTCTTCCGTAATCTAGGTGAATGGATGGAAGGAACTTTCGGTTTCAAATGGAAGAATGTGTTTGAAACGGTTAAGAATGCCGTCAAGGCGTTCAGAGACTACATGGGTCCTATCATTAATTCATTGGAAGTTATTTTCTTGGGTCTTACTAGCTTTATCAGTGGTGTATTCTCAGGCAACTGGAGAAGAGCATGGTTTGGTGTCAGACAGATATTTGAAAGTATTGTTTCTGGATTAAGCCACATCTTCAAGGCTCCATTGAATTTCATGATTGATGGAATCAACAAATTCTTAAGCGGTATAGGCAAGATAAAGATTCCTGACTGGGTTCCTGGAGTCGGTGGAAAAGGATTCTCAATCCCTAGAATTCCTAGACTAGCAAAAGGTGGTATCGTAAGTGCATCCACTATTGCCAATATTGGTGAAGCAGGAACAGAAGCAGTAATACCATTACAGAGAAACACACAGGGACTTGATATGATTGCTGAAAAGATTTCAGAAAGATTATCACTTTCTCAAAATGACGGCACAGGTGCTACTTATATCATTAAATTAGTGCTTGATGACGGTAGAGTAATCACTAAGATGGTGATTGACAATATCAAGGACTATGAAGCACGCACAGGAAAGCCTGTATTTGACTATTAGGAGGTGGAATAAATGGCAGATGAAGCGAAAATCAAGATAAACGGAACACTTATTCCGACTCCTTCAGAGATTAGCGTAGAAATCAATGATCTAGATTCGGATAGTGTCAGACCTGTCTCAACAGGCATCTTAAGAAGAAATAGAATACGTTCTAACATGCTTAAGATTACATGTACATATAAGTTGAATACATTTACTGATGTAATGAATATTCTGAAGGTACTCACTCCGGCAGAGTTCACGGCAGAACTCTACATTCCTGATCATGGTATCAGAGGAACCAAGAAGATGTATGCTTCAAATAAGAAGTACAATTATAAGAGAGTGCAGTCTGGTCTAAAGGCAGATTCATTCTCTTTCTCTCTGATTGAGGTGTGATCATATGCTTATAAAATATGGAGAGACAAATGTAACGGACAGACTTCTTGATTATAAGATGTCTGTCTCTTTTGCTGACTGCCGTATGATAGGCAATGTGCCATCAATTGAACTGACAATGAAGTTCGATAATTATGACGGCATTCTTGACAATATCGACATCAGCAAGTACTGGGAAGTCAAGGAGAATGATGCATCTGATACAAGATACTTCAAGGTGTATGATCAGCCGGAGAAGTACACCAAGGAACTCACTCTTAAGATGTATGACAACAACTATTCTCTTGACAAGGCATACGATACTAAACTGTCTTATCCTGTCACTATAAAAGACCAGCTAGACGAGATTGAAAGTCTGACTGGTCTTTCTATTATTCGTGAAGGAATACCACAGTACGTTCTTGATAAGAGCGTATCATGGTATGATAACACGATTGTGATAAGAAACTATCTTGGGTGGATTGCTGAACTGTTTGGGGCTAATGTCTATGCAGAGGGAATTGATTCTATTAGATTTGTTCCAATTGAAAAGACTGCCTTTGCTGCTACACAGGATTTAACAGATTATGAGAAGAATGAGGTGTATACACTCACAAGAGTATATGCTGAAAATGGTCTCAATCATCTTTCTAAGGGTGATGAGACAGGTAATACACTGTTTATTGATTCAGCAAATCTATATGCAGATGAACAGGGCATTATAGACAGCATCTATGACAGACTTAAAGGATTGACTTTCAACCAGGTGAAGAATGTCACGATGATATCGATTGATAACCTTCTTCCTGGTGCTCTTGTTAATTATAACAGCAATGAATTCACTTTCTTTGTATCGGATCTAACTGTCAGTTATAAAGGTGGACAGTTCTCAATGTCTACAGTTGACGGCAGTGTGACAACAAAGAATGAAGAAAAGACAGTGAAACGTGTATCTAATACAACACGAATCAGAAAGCTGCAGGTTAAACAGGACCAGGAATCCTTGAAACTGGATATAATCGCAAAGGAACAGGAAGGCATCAATGACAAGATGGCGCAATTAAGCCTGTCCAATGAGAAGATATCACTAAGGGTTTCAGAAGTTGAAGAAAAGGCTGGAGAAGCAATCAAACAGGCACAGGGTTCAGTAAAGAAATTCGTATGTGAGTATGCTTCTTCGAATGATGGAACGATTCCACCAGAAACAGGGTGGTCAGAGACTGCACCGACATGGCGTCCTGGATTCTATATATGGCAGAGAACGGCTACGACGATTAACAATACTGTCACATACAGTACACCAGTATGTATTACGGGTGCAAAAGGTGAGGATTCTATATTGTTGTGTATAGAATCATCAAATGGTACGACATTCAAGAACAGCGATGTGGCAACTATATTCACAGTAAATATCTATGTGGGTGGAGTTGTGATTGATAACTCTTCAAAACTGAGAGAAACATTTGGAGATAATGCATATCTGCAGTGGCTCATCAAAAGGCATGGAGAGACAGAATTCAGCAAGATCCCGTTAGATGATTCAAGACTCAACGATAATGGGTTCATGTTTACTATTTCAGCAAAGGACATTAAATTCAAGGCAGTATTCAACTGCGAGTTAAACATTTAGGAGGGAAATTATGGCAATTAAAGCGGTCAATCAGATTGACGTTATCGACTTAACCGATGGTTATTCGGTTGTATTAACTAATGACAACTATACATTCTTAGGTACTACTACTTCTGTAAACGGTACACAGACAACTACTACACAGGTAATGGCATTATGTGGTAGCGAACAGGTTCCATGCACAGTAGGAACTATCACATGTCCTACAGGAATTTCAGCAGTTTCTGACGGCAAGTCACCAATGCCAACAATCACAGTTACTGCAACATCTGCATTAACTAAGAGTGGTACTATTACTATCCCTATCGTCGTTGATGGTGATATCACAATCAACAAGACATTCAGTTACTCAATCGCATTCAAGGGTCAGACAGGTCAGAATGGTACAAGTGTTACCGTAAGTTCAACATCAGTTACTTACCAGGTTGGTGCAAGTGGAACTACTAAGCCAACAGGGGAATGGAGCACTACTGTTCCAAATGTGCCTAATGGTCAGTTCCTTTGGACTAAGACAGTAGTCAAGTATTCTGACGGCAAATCAACAGAAGCCTATTCAGTCTCTTACAAGGGTACAAACGGTTCTAACGGTTCAAACGGTACAAGCGTTACTGTAAGTTCAACATCAGTTACATACCAGGCAGGCACAAGCGGCACTACTCCTCCAACAGGAACATGGAGTACTACAGTGCCTAGCGTGGCAAATGGGCAGTATCTATGGACTAAGACAGTTGTTAATTATTCAGATGGTAAGTCTACTGAATCATATTCAGTTTCCTACAAAGGTACAAACGGCACAAACGGAAAGGATGGCTTAGACGCTATCACAATGGCGATCACCTCAAGTGGTGGAACAATCTTTAAAAATACCGCTATTGCTACAACTTTAACCGCTCATGTATATAAGGGTGGAGTTGAAGTAACTGGCTCTGCGTTATCTGCATTAGGAACTATCAAGTGGTATAAGGACGGCGGAACTACTGCTGTAGCAACAGGTGCGACATACACAATCGGTGCAGGTGATATTACAAACAAGGCAACATTCAGCGCTCAGCTAGAAGGTTAATTATATGGTTAAGGCATCGGCTAGCATGACCCTCGTGAGAGTCAACGATGGCGAGGACGGGCAGGGAATTCGCTCAATCACTCCGGAGTATTACCTATCAGATTCAGCAACGGAAATGCCCGATGCAAACAGTAACGGGTGGAAAAGCGTTCCCGATGACTACATTGACAAGCATTATTACTGGGTTAGGTCAAAAATATTATGGGATGATGGAACATATACAACGACCACCCCAGTGCTTGCAAATGACCTAAAGTCAATCATTGATGATTACGACAACAGAATAAACAACATGAACAGTCAGCTGCAGCAGGCGACTAAGGATGCTTCTTCGTCTATAGAACAGACAAAGGCATCCATCTTACAGACAGTATCAGAGAATTATTACAGTGCCTCTGACGGCGCAAACCTTGCTTCTACTGTATCTACTATTCAGCAGACAACAGAAAGCATTCAGATGGGATTTGTAAAGAAAGAAGACTTTACTTCCCTTTCTGACAAGGTTTCAAACAATCAGACTCAGCTGAACACTTATATCAGATTCAATGCAGACGGCATAGAGATAGGTAAACAGGAATCTGAATTCAAGACAAAACAGACAAACAGCAAGTACTCTATTCTTCAGAACAATGACGAAGTAGCGTATTTCGCTAATAACAGAATGTATAACTCAAACATCGAAGTTTCTAGTTCTTTAAGGATTGGAAACTTCGGATTTGTTGTTAATAGCGATGGATCATTAACATTTAAGAAAGTAGGTGGTGACTGATGGCAACAAGCGCAACATGCAGTGCATCGTTTGGTGGTGGCAATGGTAATGTCACAATGACAATGACACGAACAGGTGTTAATGTTGACGGAAACTATGATTTATGGACTGCTACACTAACTAAATACTATAAGTGGAATATTAATTCAAATGCTACTAAATACGGCTCTATGTGGGCTAATGGCGTACTGTTATGGTCTGGTGGAGTGACTATCGGAGGTAGTGGAACAAAGACACTTGCGACAGTTACAAACATCAAGATTCCTCATGACAGCAACGGTGGCAAGCATTTTGATTTCTCATTCTCACAGGAATTAAAGGTAACTCTTTCGGGCCACTATGTAGGTAGTGTATCTGCTTCGGGCGGTATTGACTGCGATGTTATCCTGAGAGCAACCAAGCCATACTGTTCTCCAGCATCAGTTTATTTTGGAAACAGTGTGACAATCAAGACACCTAGAGCGTCTTCTGATTTTGGTCATGTAATCTCATACAGTTATTATGATACGAATGTACAGATTGCTACTAATCAGTGGAATGATGAATTCAAGTGGACAGTACCGACTTCACTGATCAACAAGATGACTAACACGTCATATTCATATATGACATTCAAGGTAGATACATACAATCGTGCCGGAAAGTACATCGGTACTAACTACTGCCGATTGGATTTAGTACTTCCATCGGGCTATGAGCCAACTGTCACAGGCATCACATACACAAATGAAGATGCTGCAATTGCAAAAAGATTCGGAGCATCAACGATTATTCAAGGTGTTTCAAAAGTCAAATGCAATGTATCTACTTCAACGAAGAATGGTGCTACAATCACGTACTACCAAAACGAGATTGACGGACAGAGCATACCTGGTCCTAACAGTTTCTTTACAACTCAGCCGTTGAAATCATCTGGCACAGTTGTTCTTAAATCAACGGTTACAGATTCAAGAGGACAGAAGGCTGCATTGTCAAAGAATATTGCAGTCACACCATGGTGGTCACCGACTGTTAAGAATGTCAGTGCACAGCGTTGGAACGTGACATCTAACAAGGCCGACGATGAAGGTACAGCAGTTAAGATTACTTATTCATTTTCAGTTGCACCTGTTGCAAATAAAAATGATAAATCTGTTTTGATCCAGTACAAAAACGGTGAAACGTGGACTACTCTTGCGACTTATACAGATTCATACAGTAGCGAGAATAAGGTATATATATCATCCGCTGGCAAGTTCAATATAGATAATGCCTATTCCTTTAGAGTACTTGTGAAGGATTACTTCACGACAGACGGTGTTGCATCTTATGCTGCTATTGCTCCTTCATTTAAGCTGCTTGATTTTTCTGCTGACGGCAGAGGGATTGGAGTGGGATGCAAGGCAGAAGGTGGCAAGTTAAAGGTGAATATGCCTCTTGAAGCGCAGTCATTTAATGGGTATGTATTTGATTTTGATACAGAGAATCAAGTAGATACGTGGGTGCCCGTGCTCACGGATAAGAAGATACAGCATAGAGTTATTGGCTGGTCTGATTGGATCTCTTGTGGAACTAATGCATGTGGTATCACACTGAAATACCGATATAACGACGGATTGAAACTCTGCGAAATAAACTGGGATGGTTCGTTGACTGCTCCAATTGGTGGAAACACAGGGGGATATATATGGAGTAATTTCCCTAACGATAAAAAGCCTAGGCAAAATGTTTTCGTTCCTGCTGTTTATCCAGGAGGAACTTTAGTGGTACGTTTTTACCCCATAAGCAACGATGGTACAAAGAATCAATGGACCATCACATCATTGAAAGACAATGTAAATAGTGCATACGTATGTGGCATATTTATTTACTCATATGCTTAAAGGAGAAGGAAAATATGAAATTATATGATACATCATTAAAATACATGGATGCGATTAACGCAATCGGAGGCACTATTGTAGCGGTATTGACTGCTGCTTTAGGCACACATTGGTTTTTATTCGTAGGATTTTTAATCTTGAATATTATCGACTACATCACAGGAATTAGAAAGTCTAGATTAACAGGCAAGGAGAATTCTGCCAAAGGAGTGCGTGGTGTATGGAAAAAGTTGGGGTACTGGCTAATGGTGCTAGTCGCATTCCTTGCATCAGCAATTTTTATCGAAATCGGTCAGACTATCAACGTTGATTTAACAATTACTACATATGTTGGATGGTTCACTCTAGCGTCTTTAATCGTTAATGAACTTAGAAGTATCATCGAGAATTTTGTAGAAGCCGGAGACAATGTACCATCTGTTTTAACTAAAGGCTTAGAAGTAGCAGAAAACGCTATTAACAAGGAGAATAACAATGGGTAATGACGAATTTTTAAAGATTGCAACCGAAGAAGTAAGAAGATATACAAAAGAACATCTAGAAGATCCACAGGATTTCGATATCTATGTAGTGTGGGTATGCAAGACACTTCAGAACAATAAGGCACTACTATCAACTACACTTCTTGATGGCATGTACTTCGAGTGCACTTATAATGGAGATAAAAAAGAATTATACTTTGACGCTTATCAAAAATTAGAAAACAGATGTATTAAGATGGAGGACTAACCAATGGAATTACAAGACACTGTAGAACTTATGAACAGTTCTGACTATAAGGACAGATTTAAGGCAGAATACTGGCAGGCAAAAATCAGATACGACAAGTTAGATGATATGACTGTCAAGTACGAAGCACGTACTTTGACATTCATTCCTAGATGTTCACTTGATCTATTAAAAGAGCAGAAAAAGCATTTAGGAAATTATATTCGCACTCTTAAGATTAGAGCAGAAATCGAAGGTATTGAATTATAAGAAAGAAGGTATAAAGTATGATTATTAATGTACATGGTGGACATAGCTTAAAATGTCGTGGAGCAAGTGGATTATTAGACGAAGTCAATGAAGACAGAAAAGTTAAAAATAAAGTCATTGAGTTGTTAAGAGCAAACGGACATACAGTATATGACTGTACTGATGATAATGGAAAAGACCAGAATTCTAACTTAAAAGCAATTGTAAATAAGTGTAATAATCATAAGGTTGACTTAGATGTCTCTATTCATCTCAACGCTGGAGGCGGAACAGGTACAGAGGTATATGTCTATAGCGACAACTCAAAAGCCAAAGATGAAGCTGAAAGAATCGTCAAGAATATTTCTAACACTCTAGGTATTAGAAATAGAGGTGTTAAAACATCTACAAAGTTATATGTGTTGAGAAAGACTAATTCTCCAGCACTTCTAGTTGAGTGCTGCTTTGTTGACAACGCTATTGATAAAGTGAAATGGAACTCTGACAAGTGCGCAAAGGCAATTGTAGAGGGTATCTTAAATAAGAGTGTTAATGAACACGTTGAAACTCCTACACCTAAGCCACAGAGCAATGCATCTAGTACTTTAGGTACTTATATGATTACTGCTAGTGATTTAAGTGTCAGAACAGGACCAGGAGCTAACTGTAGAAGAAAGACATATGAGGAATTAACTAAGAATGCTAAAGCCCACGATTACGATAAGGACGGCTGTCTAAATTATGGCACTCGTGTTACTGTGTCTAAATTCGATGGAGATTGGGCAAAGATTCCTAGTGGATGGGTTGCTAAAAGATACTTGAAAAAAGTCTAATTTAAGTTCTATTATGAGGTTATTCATAAAGGTGTTGACTAAACTCGACTTAATTTCGACTAAATCTCGACTACACAACAATTTAAAGCATAAGAAAGGACCAGGGCTTAATTGCTCTGGTCCTTTTTTGCTTTTTCAATATCATCTCTTATAAGTTTTTTAATGTAACCCATTTTAGATTCGACATGATCAAGCTTTTCAAGAATATCTGCATCTGTTTTCTTATTGAATGCAAGATTGACACATTTCGTCATCTTCTTAGCATAGTTTGCGCTAGCTTTCTTCTGCGCTTCAGTTGACACGATTATACCTCCCTTAGAATAATTTTGAAATCAAGAATACTAATACTGCAATAAGTCCAATCAATTCGATAGCTTTTAAAATTAATTTTTCCATTGTTTTCTTTGAAAAGTGGTTTTATAATAGTGATAGGAAGAGAGGACAAGCCTCTCAACCTACTTAGTTAAATAGTTTGATTAGAATCAAAATCCAACCGATCAAGGAAATGATTTTAATCACTAGCGCTTCGAATAGGTCCAATATTCGAAGCATTTTTTTTAACTTCTTTTCCACTTTCCTTACCTCCTTTCTTTATTATAGTATATCATAAAATTATACAAATGTCAATGTATAATGATATATCTATGAGAATATTATATAAAAAATATCAGTAAACAATGATAGTTTTTGTGTTTTAATTCTGTTGTTTCTAACACTCAAAATGAGCGTTAGAACTTATCAAAAAATAAAAAAATGGCTTATTAAGCCATAAAACTAGAATTATAAGTGAGCGTTAAATAAGTGTTAGAATGAGCGTTATAAATATATGATGCGCCACTATGTAGGTACTAAACTAGTAACGAATCAGTAACAAGGGGCAAAAAGTCTAGGAAACAAGCCAATTTTAACATCATATATAAATGTTTCATAATAAATATAACCCCTTTCATTGGAAGATAAGTTAATTATATCTATTATTTAAGAAAAAATTAAGGTGAAAGTA